TGTGGACGGATTCCACCCTGCGCGGCCATGTCATACCGGCCGCCCTTTGAAATGATCCGTTCGGCGGCCGGTAAGCCCGCGCGGCGTTTGAGCGTCACCGTCTCGGCATGAAATGACCCAAAGGGTCATTTCATTGGCCGGGCGGTATCAAACGCGGCACCGGCTTCCTCAACAACGAGCTCTATATCGGCCGGCTGGTGTGGAACCGCCAGCGCTACGTCAAGGATCCCGCCACCGGCAAACGGGTGTCGCGGATCAATCCGCCCGAAGCCTGGATCGTCACCGAGGTGCCCGAACTGCGGATCATCGACGACGCGCTGTGGCAGGCCGCCAAGTCCCGACAACAGTTCCTGGCAATCGAACACGCCACGGTGATCGCGGGGGTACGAGCCGCCCATGCCGCCCGCGCCGCCAATCCGCTCAACGCCACCCACCGGCCGCGCTCCTTGCTGTCCGGCCTGCTGGTCTGTGGCTGCTGCGGCGGCCCCTACGCCTTGCGCGGTCAGGACCGCTATGGCTGCTCTGCCCACATCATGAACGGCTCGTGCGCCAACAGTCGCACCATCCTCCGGACCGCGCTCGAAGAGCGGGTGCTGATCGGATTGAAGGAACGGCTGATGGCGCCGGAGATCGCCGCCGAGGCGATCCGGGCCTATGTCGAGGAAACCAACCGCCTCAACCGGACGCGCGGCAGCGCCAGCGAGGTCGACCGGGTCGAACTGGACAAGGTGCGGCGCTCAATCAAGGAAATCGTGACGCTGATCGAGGACGGCGCCGGCAGTCGCGCCCTGCTCACCCGGCTCCAGCAATTGGAGGCAAGGGAAGACGAACTCACCGCCCGGCTGGCCGAAATGCCCCCTGCCCTGCCCGACCTGCATCCCAACATCGCCGGGATCTACGCGGCCAAGGTGGCCCGCCTCGCCGAGGCGCTTGAGCATCCCGACGAACGCGACGAAGCCGCCGAGGCGATCCGGGGCCTGATCGAGAAGATCACCCTGAAGCCCGGTCCCAAGCGCGGCCAGATCGACGCGGTGCTGTATGGGGATCTGGGCCGGATTCTGGATTGGACGGCCCGAAACGCGAACACTCCCGGAGCGGAGCTCTCGGGAGTGTCGGTTTCAGTGGTTGCGGGGGCAGGATTTGAACCTACGACCTTCAGGTTATGAGCCTGACGAAAACAGCAAAATTCGCAAGCAAAATCAATGCACTCTTTGCACCGTGTTGCATATGTGTTGCATCTATCTTTCCTGTCGTGTCAGGGGGAGTCTGGCCGCAATTTCGACAACAGATCTTCGACAAGGTAGGAGAGAGACTCACGCTCATCCTCATTGGCAACCGCTTCGAGCCAATCGGAAGCAACCACGAACGCCCCCTGTGCAATGGACCTGTCAGAGAATCCCTTTTCTCGGAGCCCGCTGAGGAAGGTCGCGGTTTCTGCGACAACGGATTGCGCGTCCTCAAGGTATTTTTCAGACATGGCATCCTCCGAGTTGGGCCTCAATAGCGGCGACATCTTCGCCAGTATCCCGTGAGATGACGTGCGCGTACACCCTCAAAGTCACTTTGGGATCGGCATGGCCGATGCGGGTCTGAGCGACCTTGAGCGAGCAGCCGGCCTCGAACCAAGCCGACAAGGCATAGTGCCGCAAGTCGTGCCAGCGGGTTCCCGTAGCCTTGGCCTTGACCAACAAGGGCCGCCAATGCCGCGCGCCGAAGTTGTCATGGCTGATCGGCCCACCCTCGGGACCGGTGAACACCAGACCATCCGCCGGACGACCCTTCGCAAAGTGATGTTCTTTCAGGCGCTTCAACAGGTCGGGCGGAATCGGGATCGTCCTGTATCCCGCCTCACTCTTGGGCGCCCCGACATCAAGGGTGCGGCGATCAAGGCGCTGTTCCACCCGCACCACCCCGGCGACAAGATCAACGGCCCGCCAATCGAGGCCCCATTGCTCGCTGGCTCGGAGCCCTAAGAGGGCGCTGCAACGGACGGCGAGGCCCATGTCGACGAACAGCCGCTTTGCAGGCCGCCCCCTGGTGCCGCCCTTTGCCATCGTCGCCTTGGCGCGAACATCGGCGGCATCGGCCGCCTGGATGAGGCGTTGCACCACCGCATGATCGGGAACCGCGAGGGAAGCATCCGGCCCGGCCTGCCGCTTGTTGGCGGGCTGACGGCGACCGTCCATGGGATTGATGGTGGCGAAGCCATGATCCACGGCCCACTTGAGAAGCTGGCGTAGCACTGCCGCGACCTTCCTGGCGTTGGCAGGGGTGTTTTTCTGGCCGGGCCGTCCTGGCGCCTCGCTGGCGATCATCGCCCGGCGGAACTCTTCGATTCGCGCCCAGGTCAGAAGACCGACCTTCTCACGGCCGATGCCGTAGATCGACGAAAGAAGATGAAGGCGATACTTCGCCTGATAATCCTCGACGGTCGCCGCCTCCATTTCGCCAGCAGATTGCCGAGAATCGAGGAAACTGAACCAGTCATCCTTCACTTGCTCGACTGTCGGGTTATCGTGCGCGTGAACGTACCGACGATCCCGCACATCCGCCCGCATGTCAGTTTCGAATGCGTCGGCTTCCTTTTTGGTCTTGAATTGCTTCGCCTTGCGCTTGCCGTTCTGGTCGATGAAGTCCACGAGCCAGCAGGTCTTGACCTGGCCCGTCGCAGTCTTCCATGATCTTTTTCTTACGCTTGCCATAACGGTTGCCTCCGTTGTGGTGAGTGGGCCGCCGCTCCGGGTCGCATCCGGGGCGGCGGCTTTTTCGTTTCAGCCGGTTGGTTCCCGTCCGTTACACCGTGAGCATGTCGCGTTCGAACCTGAAGGTCAAGGAAATGTGTGCATAAAATGCACTCGACTGCACGAGACGTTGACACCCGTCACGCGCGGCGGTATTTTGCGACCATGTGATAGGAGATCGCCTAGATGTGGTACAACCTTACCCAAGTTGCCGAGGCCGCCGCCGTTCAGAAGAGAACGGTACAGTTTTGGTCCTCTGAGGGGGCGCTGATGCCACACCCTGGAACGGCGAATCAGGGTCCAGGGCGTGGGCGCCTTTACGAATCCTCCGAAGTTGAGATCGCTGCAATTCTCGGTTGGCTGGCACGGTATTCGGTGAAGATCGGCCCTCTTAAGGGCATTGCCGCCCTCTTGCGCCAAGTGCTTTCGACCGGCCCTCGATTCGGCATCACAAAATGGCAGGATGCGGAGGCGGCACACATCCTCTACACGCTCAAGGACATGCCTGACGACGTGAAGAAGGAGTATGCAACAGTAATTGCTGGCGCCCCCCGCCTCGACCTCGACGAACAATCCGCGCGCGATCTGAAATGGTACGCAATGATCACCCGCGCCCGCGAAGGTGAGGCAATTTGGTTAAACGTGCACATTGGTGATGATGACAACTGGGCTCTGTCTTTTTCTTTTGACAGACCTACGGCCGGCGGTTCTGGTGACAATTGGCCTCACTTCATCGCTGTCAGCGTGACAACTCTGCTTCGTCGGGTGTGGGCTTAACCGCTCACTTCTCACCCCCAAGAGTGCATAGAACGCATTATGATCTTTTCTCATGGAGCCCCCCCCAATGACTCCCTATCCCCTGTCCGGTGACATCGTGCGCGGCGCTGACGGCATCGCGGCGGAACTCTTCGGTGACCCCAAGCAGCGTCGCCGCGTCTACTACCTTGCGGAGAAGCACGGCCTTCCCGTCTTCCGCTTGGGTTCGATCCTGTGCGCTCGCCGCTCGACGCTCGCCTCTTGGATCGCCTCGCAGGAACAGGCCGCTCTGGGAGGCGCAAAGTGACCCCAGAAGTCACTCCCGGCGACCGGGACATGAGCCCTGAACTGCACCGGCTGGCCGACGAAGGCCGTCTGCCCTGGCACGTCGCCGACGTTCTCTACCGCGAGCGAGTCCGTACTGCGGGCTGTGCTGCACGGATGGGCCGTCGCTGGCTTCGTGGATGCCCCGGCCTTGGCCCGGTCGGTCTGGCCCGGCTGGAAGCCGTCCTGAGCGACCTCAACTTGTCTCTGGCACCGTAGGTCAACATGACCGCCACCCTCGCCCCCGTCGCCGACCGTCTCGCCAAGTTGATTCCACGCCTCGCGTCCGATCATGACGGCGAGGTTTTGGCGACGGTCGGGGCGATCCGGCGGACGCTGGACGGGGCAAATCTGACGTTGCACGACTTGGCCAAAGTCTTGACCGCCAGCACACCTATGCACCGCGAGATCGGCACAGCAGCCGAGATGCTCGACCTCTTGCGCCGTGCCGGTGGATTTCTGAACGACTGGGAAAGGCGCTTTGTCTCCGATCTTTCCGTTCGCGTTCAGCGGGGAAAGAGGTTGACGCCCAAGCAGTGCGCCACCCTCAGAAAGATTTTCGAGGAACGTATAGGGGGTGAAAGCTGATGCTGCGCCCCCGCTCCATCACTGCCGCCCGCTATGCGGCCCTGGCCCGGCGTTCCCGGATGCTGTGGGCTGAACTCCGGGCCGCCAGTGACTGCGCCCAGAATCCTCGGGTGAAGGCGTGGCGCGACGCTCAGGGCTTCACCCGCATCGCCGCCGCGATGGGGTTTGGTGGCGGCTGCACCCGGATCGTCCCCCAGCCTGACGGCACCTATCGGCCGGCGGAACCCGGAGAGCCTGGAGGCTTGCCCGCGATCCTGTTTTACGTCTGGGAAGGACAAGCACCCGGCCGCCCGGAAACGCTGCTGGATCTTGCCGCCTGGGTGCCGCAACAGCGGAGGGTCTTCACGCGCCTGGGGCTGGCCGACGTCTTGGGCGAATGGGCTCTGTGGGGGCTGGAATGCCTGCCCACCGATTCGCGCCAGCTTCGCGTTTTCCGAGATCCGATCGAGTGGGCCGCCGCCGGCGTCTGGGAAGGCCCCGGTGAACGCGGAGGACACGGCGTTTGTATCTTGGACTGGAACCGTGCCGCTGCCCGGCTGCGCCAGTTCGTCAACTCGATCGACTTCATCACCAGCGACATCGAAACCGGCCGCCGACTGCGTGAAGCACTGACCCCACCGCCGCCGCCCTGCCCGTCAATTCTCGTCGCGCCCCCGACCGCGACCGACCGGAGCGCCGCATGAACGCAATCCCCCTGGAGCAAGCCGAACAGCAAGCGGCCCGCCGGGTTTCCCCTCTCCGGGTGATCGACCCTGCCGCATGGCACGGCCAGCCCATTCCGCAGCGCGACTGGCTGGTTGATGGCCTGATTCCCATTGGGGCCGTCACGATGTTGGGCGGCGACGGAGGATTGGGTAAGTCCTTGCTGATGCTCCAGATGCAGACGGCTACGGCCCTCGGAACGCCCTGGCTTGGCTTCCAGACCATGCCTTGCAAGTCATTTGGCCTGTATTGCGAGGACGACGAGGCCGAATTGCATCGCCGGATGGCCGCCGTCCTCGACTATCAGCGAGTTCCCTTCACAGACCTAGGGGGCAAGGTCCAATTTTCCAGCCGTGTAGGACTGGCCTCCGAGTTCTTGGAACGCGACAAATACGGCAAGGCCCGAGGCCCGTCCCCCGTGTTCTTCCAGGTACTGGACACGGTGAAGCGGTTCGGCGCCCGGCTGGTGATTCTCGACGGCTTGCACGATTTGTTCGATGGGAACGAGAACTCACGGCCAGAAGCTCGCCAATTCATAAATTTGCTTCGCCGCATCGCCTTGGAGATCCACGGCGCCGTGCTGTTGTGCGCCCATCCATCCATGGCCGGGCTGAACAGCGGAAGCGGCACCAGCGGTTCGACAGCCTGGAATAATGCTGTCAGATCAAGGCTTTACCTGTCACGACCGAAGGTCGAAGACGGCGCCGACGACGCGGACAACGACGTTCGCATCATCAAGACGATGAAGAGCAATTACGGTCGGTGCGGCGATAGCATCAAGATCCGGTGGAAGGACGGGGTCTTCGTCCAAGACGAGCCCGAATACCAAGGTGGTGTCTTCGGCGCCATCAACCGCCGCAATGCTGAGGCCGCCTTCCTCGACGGCCTCCGGGCGCTGGAACAGTCCGGGACGCGGGTGAACACCAGCAACAACACGCCCAACTACGGGCCGCGCGTGATCGTCAGAACCGCCGCCGCCAAGGGCTTCACCGTCAAGCAACTCGAAGCGGCGATGTGGAAGCTGCTCGAACAGCACCGCATCGGCACCAGGGAAGACGGCCCGGCATCACGGCGCCGCACCTTCCTGGTCGCCATCGATCCGCCTGAACGGGGAGACGATGAATGATCGCCGGTTCCATGCTCTTCCGTGCCTCTTCCATGGTCCTTCCGTGCCCTCGCCGACTGTCGGGCGCGGCTGGCCTTGCCTTGCGCTCACCGGCATCGGATCGGGCCGCTTCCGCGCCTTCCAAGCTCTTCCGAGCTATCCGCAACCCCTTGATTTTCCTCACTTCTCCGTGCTTCTTCCGAGCCTGTTCCGTGCTCCGTAACCCATTGATTTTCCTCACTTCCGAGCCCTTCCGTGCGAGCCTATATAACTACGTTATATACCCCGTCCCCGCTTGGGGGTGCGGGACGGGGTTCGTCTCTGACGATGAGATGCCCGGCCTTTCCCTGGATGAGGGGGAAGACGGTGCGGGGACCAGTGCGCTCGCCGTCTGGTTGCGAACCGCTTGGAAGGCCAGAACCTTCGACCGTCAGGCTCTTAGCCTGAATGGCACGAAATATACATTCAATTTCAATGACTTGAAGACCCGTGTTGCATCCGTGTTGCGCGGGTGGAGGCCCCAGGCATGACCAATCAAGCCGAAACCAAGCCGAAGCGTAGAGGAGCCGCAGGCGATCCCAAGGCGTGCGGACGGTCGAAGGTGTCCAACGGTAAGGCCCTCTTCCTCGACATGACCCAGGTTGACGGCCGCTCCGTCATCGCCCGGCGCTTCCGGGACCATATGGACGATCTGACCGCACAGGTGGGCGGCGATCCTTCCCCCGGCCAAGACATGCTCATTCGCCGTGCCGCGACGCTCGCCACATTGTGCGAGCTGGACGAAATGCGGGTGGCCGGCGGGGAGCCCGTAGACCACAACCTCTACCACTCGCGGGTCAACGTCCTGCTGGGCGTGCTGAACAAGCTGGGGCTCGGGCGGACGGCGAAGAACGTCACCCCCAGCGGAAAGGCCATCGACGTGCACGCCGCCATCATCCTGGGGGACGAGCAATGATCGCCCCCCGCTGGCTGCGCCGGATGGACTGGCCCGGCCTCGCCCTCGACGCTCTGGTGGTGGCCCTGGTGCTGACCCAGGCCCCAAACGTCGCCCTCCCCCTCGCCCTGATGATCGCCGCCCGGAGGTGACATGCTGACCCCCGATGACATCCTCTTGCGCCATGCTCTCCGCCTTGACGGCTTGGCCGGGCATACCTTGGCCCTGATCGCCGCCGACATCGCCGCCGCCTTGGAGACGGTCGAAGCCGAGATCCGCCGCCGGGCGCCGGATGACGCCCCCTTCAGTCTGGCCCGCCTCCTGGCTTTGCGGGTTGAGCTTCTGACCCTGCAACGCGCCCTTGGCGAGGCCGTGGAAGGCCGGATCGCCGATGCTCTGGCCGCCACCATCGAAACCACGTCCCCCGCTGTGGCCGGTGCCCTGAAGGCGCTGGAACCACTCGCCGTGCAAGCCGGCGCTGCATCGTTCACCGTCCGGTTCATCGACGTAGACCCCCAGCTTCTCGCCAAGGCGGCCGATGTGCCGCATGACGGCATGTCGTGGACCCGCTGGGGCCGCAAGTTGGCTGACGACGTGATGAGCCGCATCACCTCGGAACTTCGGCAGGGTGCCGCCTTGGGCGAAACCTTCCCCCAGCTTCGCAAGCGCCTTGAGGTGGTGGACGAGATGGGACGCACCTCCGCCGAAAGGTTGGCCCGCACGGCGATCAACAGCACCGGCAACCGCGCCAAGATGGCCCTGTACGAGGCGAATCAGGATGTGGTGAAGGGCTGGCGATTTTTGGCGACCTTGGACAGCCGCACCTCCCGCCAGTGCGCCGCGCTTTCGGGCACGGAATGGCGGTTCGATGACCCCAGCGCCCCGAAGCCTCCCCGGCACCCCTCTTGCCGAAGCGTCGCCTTGCCCTTGCTGAAGACCTTCCGCGAAATGGGAATCGATCTTGACGAGGCCCCGACCGGGGAACAGGCATCCCAGTTCGGCCCGGTGGCGGGCGATCTGACATACGAGCAATGGCTTCGCCGACAGTCCGCCGCGTTCCAACGCGAGGTGTTGGGCGACACTCGATACCGGGCATGGAAGGGCGGTTTGCCGCTGGCCTCGTTCGCCACCTATGACCGCCCCCTGTCGATCGAGGAATTGCGGCGGCTCTACCCCAACAAATTCAACTAAAGGAACAAATCATGACTTTCCAAGAGATGACCGTCTCTGATTCCGTCTCCGCCTGCGTTGACGGCCTCTTCGCCCTCGACGCGATTCACGATTACGCCCTCGAAATCCTCGACTTCGCGTCCGGCAACAGTGAGATCGACGCCCGCGTGGCCAAGATCTTGGAAGTGATCGACGAGGCTCGGGCCGCCCTGAACCTGGAGAAACGCCCATGACAGCCCGCAAAACCGACCTGAAATCCCGAATTTCGGCATGGCGGAACGGCTCGGAAGGCTTTTTCCGGTGGATTTCGGACACGAAACCGATGATTCCCAGCGAAAAGGGCGGATACGAACCATACACGGTGCCCAATGACGAGGTTCGAGAGGCCATCCGGCAGGCCCTCGACGGCGGCTTCTCGACCGTGGTGTTCTGCTGGCCCCGGCGCCATGGGAAAACGGTGGTGTCGGCCTTGATCGTCGTTTGGCGGTTCCTGACCCGGCGAACTCAGACGGTCGCCATCGTCGCCAACAGTGAGCGGCAGAGCGTCGATACCGCCTTCAAGTTGGCAAAGACAATCCTGGAACAGACGGCCTATTCCAACATCCTGGTGGACGAAGGAAGCATCAAGATCGGGGCGGATAGCATCGCCTACGAGGCCCTGGGGAACATCATCCAAGGATTCCCGGCGAACGCGGCGAGCCTGTACGGCAAAAAGCTGTCGGTGGCCCAAGTCTCGGAATTGCACGCGGCCAGAACCGATACGGTTTATCAGACACTGGCAAGCTCGACCATTGACAGTGATGACGGCTTGGTGCTGGTGGACTCGACCACGGGCAGCCGGTCGAGTCCGCTGTTCACCCTGGCACAGGTCGCCGAACGCGGCGCCGATCCGTCGCTGTTGTTCAGCCACATACAATACCGCGACCTTGAAGACGCCATCGCAAGGGGGCCGCGTTGGATCGCCCCGGCGAAGCTGCGGAGCCGCGCGGCGCAGATGTTGCCGGCGGAATTTGCACAGCAGCACCTCAACCAGTGGACCGCCGCATCATCGGCCCTGTTCCCAGCCGAAATCATCGAAAAATGCCGGGAGAGCTACGCCATCGACGTGCCCGCCCTGGTGAACGGCGCGGCCTACGCGGTGGGCGGTGCCCTGGATCGAGCTTACGGGTTCTCGCTGCACGGTGACGCCACGGTGACGACTTGCATCCTGAAGAGCCTGGTCGGGGAGGAAGAGCACTTTTACGTCCTGGCCTCGGACGCCATCACGTTCAGTTCAGCGGCCGGCATCAAAAAGGCGTTCACGCGCTACCACAAGGATTTCGGCATGTCGCGGGCCGCGCTGGAAACCTTCAACAGCCAGGACTTGGGGGCCTGGTGCGCGGATCAACCCTTTGACCACGAGATGGTCAGTGCCACGCGCGAGCGGCAAGCCGCCGCGTTCACGGCGCTGTACAACGCGGCGAGCGAGGGGAGGTTGCACATTCACCCAGCGTTCGAGCGGCTGTTGGCCGAAATGGCGGTGTTCGAGTATCGACTTGAGTCGACGGGCACCAGCAAGGGCAGCATCCCCGTGTTCGAGGCGGCGAAGGGGCTGCATGACGACCACGTCTATTCTCTCGCGTGGTCGATCTTCGCACTACGTGAGATTGAATTAAATCCATATGAAATCGTCGGCCTGCACTGCGACGCCATCGGCCCGGCGGCTTCCCTGTGCGCCCTGAATGGCGGAAGCATAGTGCCAATGTGCGCCGAACAGTGCAAATCAATGACAAACGTTGCCGATCTATACAAGAAATACAAGTCACGCGCCGGGTGCGCCCCAATCTCATTTAATGAGTTTTTCTCATTGAAGGTAACAAACATTGGAAGCCACACGGTGAGGCGTTGATATTTACTTTCGCGCCTGATATTTTCTTGACATGGGATTCTTCTCGGTCAAGTCGGGCGCAGACCCCTTCATCGGCATCGTCAAGGCGTCGTCGGCGCGGAAGGCGAAGGCCGAACTTTGGCTGAAATACTATCGGGACCAGCAGGCAGAAGATCTGTTGGCGCTGATCCGGCGCCGCTGGTCCCGCCCCGAAGACTTCCGCCTGTTCCAAATCAATCTGGTCCGCAAGATCACGAACAAACGCGCCATGGTCTACAAGACGGCCCCCATCCGCTCATTCGAGGGGTGGGAGCAAGGTAAAGGCGAAGAGCTTTACAGGACCATCGGCGCCAATCTTTGCCTGAAGAAGGCGAACCGGCTCACGAAGCTGCTGAAGACAACCGCGCTTCAGGTCAGTTGGAACGGCACCCGGCCGACCCTGGCCGTGGTCACACCCAACATCTTGGACGTGGTGGCCGACGATCCCGAGGCCCCGTCCCGGATCATCGTCACCCATCCCGGCGCCAACGATGCCGACACGATCTATTCGGACTGGACCGCCACCAGCTACCAGCGGCGGGACTGGCGCGGCAACGTTCTGCCGCTGGCCGGCAATCCCCAGGGGGTGAACCCCTACGGCATCTTGCCCTTCGTCCCGCTGTTCGACGAAGCGCCCGACGATGCGTTCTTCCTGCCCGGCGGGGATGACCTGATTGAGGCACAACAGGCCGTCAACGTCGCGCTCGCCAACCTGTGGCGCGCGATCGAATTGCAGGCGCACGGGCAGGCATGGGCGGCGGGCGTTCCGGTGGGCGATACCATCCGCACCGGCCCGGATCGGGCGATTACTTTGCCTTCGGACGGAAAATTCGGATTCGCGGCCCCGAACACCCCCATCGAGGAAGTGTTGCGGGCCATCGAATTCCTGATCAAGCAGACGGCCGTGGCAAACGACCTTGCCGCCAACGTGTTCGAGCTTGATTCGAAGGCTGAAAGCGGCGCGGCGAAAGAGGCCGAAAACCGCGACCTGATCGAAGCGCGGCAGGACGATATCGAGCTTTGGCGGGTCTATGAAGCCCGCCTGTTCGAGGTGGTGAAGGCGGTGGTCAACACCCACCAGCCCGGCGCCATTCCCGAGGGGGCAACCCTTCGCGTGGACTTCGGTGAGATCGGGACTTCCATGTCCGAGGCCGAACGCCTCGACGCCTACCAGCGGCGCCTTGATCTGGGCATCTGGTCCCCGGTCGATGCCATGCTCGCCGATAACCCGGACATCCGCACCCGTGAAGACGCCCTGGCCGAACTGGCCCGGCGCCGCGACGAGACTTCCACCCTCGGGGTTGGCGGCTTTGCCGGCCCCAGCTTCCAGGGAACCCAACCATGACCGACACCCCGGCCCCGGCGCCCGATAGCGCCGTTCCCGCGACCGATGCAGCGAAAAGCATGGAACACATGATCCCCAAGGCTCGCCTCGACGAGGAAGTCGGAAAACGCCGTGCGCTCGAAACCGAGTTGTCCGCCGTCGCCGACGCCTTTTTGTCCGAGGTGCCCGAGGCGTTGAAGCCGTTGATCCCGGAGGGTTTGTCCCCGGCCGACAAGATCAAGTGGTTCCAGAAGGCCAAGGGCACGGGCGTTTTCGGTGGCGGAGCCGGCACGGTGAACGTGCCCGAAACCGACACCGGCAAGCCCAAGACGACGCCCCGCGAGATCGACCTGTCCACCCTGCCGCCGGCCGCCAAGCTCGCCGCCGGCTATGCGCGAAAGGCGTAAACCATGCTCACCCTGCTCGAATGGGCCAAGCTCAATCCCTCCCCCCTGGTTCAGGGCGTGGTGGAGATCTTCGCCCGCGAAAACCCGATCCTGCTGAACCTGCCGTTCGAGAACATCAACGGCCCGGCCTACGTCTACAACCGCGAGGGCACCCTTCCGGGTGTGGCCTTCCGGGGCATCGGCGAGAGCTACAGCGAAAGCACCGGAATCATCAATCCCCAGGTCGAAGCCCTGAAGATCTGCGGCGGCGATTCCGACTACGATACCTTCCTGGTCTCGACCGGCACCGGCACCAACGATGCCCGCGCCGTTCACGATGGGCTGAAGTCGAAGGCGCTGGCCCTGCGGTGGGCGAAGACGTTTTTCGACGGCAACAGCGAAGCGGACCCGCGCGAGTTCGACGGCCTCAACCGGCGCCTGACCGGCGGGCAACACATCCAGCTTGCGACCGGCGGCGCTACCCTGACCCTGGCCAAGCTCAACGAGTTGATCGACGCCATCCAGGGCACCCCGACTCTGCTGCTGATGAACAAGACACTCCGGCGCAAGGTCACTGACCTCGCCGCCGGCACCGCCGCCGTGACGATGACGGTGGACCAGTTGGGCCGCCCCCTGACCACTTACGCCGGGATTCCCATCGGTATCGTCGAAGACGACGACGAGGGCAACGCCATCCTGGGCTTCGACGAAGACGACGGGTCGGGCAACCTCGACTCCGCCAGCATCTACGCCGTGAAGTTCGACATGGGCAGCTTCCATGGCATTCAGACCGCCCCGGTGGACGTGCGCGACCTGGGCGAACTGCCGAACAAGCCCGCTCTTCGGACCCGCGCTGAGTGGTTCGCCGCGATGGTGCTGAAGCACCCGAAGGCGGCGGCTCGCCTCTCGCGCATCAACAACGCGTAAGGGAGGGGAACATCATGGTCGCCATCCGCACCTTCGACTCCGCCCTGGTTCTTCGGAGCATCGCCGACACCGCCGAAACCGCGACCGCTGCGGAATCTGCTGTTGCTCTCGACGCGGACAAGTTCGGCAACTTCGCCGCTGTAATTCACGTCACCGCAATCACCGGCAACGCCGTCTTCAGCATCGAGGCTGACACCGCCAGCGGGTTTTCCTCGCCGGTGGCCGTCGCCACCCTGCCGGCCGTCACCGCCACGGGCACCTATGAGATTCCGCTGTCGGGGCTGCTGATCGAACAGCATGAACCCGGCGCAACGCATATTCGCATCAAAGCCACGCTGTCGGGAACGACCCCAAGCGTGAGTTACGGTTCCTATTTGGCTCCGCTGGGCTGACCACGGAGGCGACCCCAGCCGTCGGGGAGGGCTTCGGCCCACGGGGACGGTGGTGGCTTTAGTCGGATCGTCGCCACCCTCATGAAAGTAACACCGACAACTCGCGGCTTCTGAACCTGGGGGCGTGGCGAGGAGCGGGTGGGCCAGGATCGCCCACCCCACTTTCTTCTCGATAGGTGCCTCATGACACTGATCGTCACCGCCGACACCTTCATCACCGTCGAAGACGCCGACGCCTACTTCGCCGGCCGCCTCTATGCCTCGACCTGGGAAGACGCGGACACCGAGGACCGCGAGAAGGCATTGCGGATGGCCGCCGGCATCCTCGACCGGGAATCCTATGTCGGCGCCATCACCTCGACCACCCAGGCCCTTTCCTGGCCCCGACAGGGTGTCTACGACGCCGAAGGCCGGGCGATCGGCAACACCACCATCCCTTCGGCGATCCAGGCGGCACAATGCGAGCTTGCGCTTCGTCTGCTGTCCGAGGATCTGACAGAGGATGACGGTAACAAAGGAGTTCAGGCGATCCAGGCCGGTTCCGTCCGCCTCGAATACGATGGCCGCGCCCCGGCGAAGACCTTGCCCGACGTGGTGCGGGCACTGCTGAAACCCTTCATCAAATCGGAAGACGGGTCTTCGGCCCGGCTGGTGTTCTGATGGCCTCCCCCCTGCAAGGCGGCATCGCCAAGACCATCGGCAAGGCGCTGGCTGGTGTAATGCTCAACATTACACTGAGCCGCACCAGCGGCGACGAATACGACCCGGAAACCGGCAGCGTAGTTCCCGGCGCGACCAAGAGCTTCAAGTGCAAGGGGCTGGTGGAAGACTGGGGAGCGTATTATCTCGCCAGCCAGCTTGTCCAAGCCGGGGACCGCAAGGTTTCGATTCTTGCTGCCACCCTGAAGACCACCCCAGTCCCAGGCGACAGCGTGACGGCGGAGGGGAACACCTGGACCGTCATTGCGGTATCGTCCGACCCGGCGAAGGCCGTGTGGGTATTGCAGGTGCGTTGATGGACACCGACCCGCGCCCGGCGAGGATCGCCGCCACCGATTCCGAGTTGGCCCGGGTGGTGAAGGCTGCGATCATCCAAAGTCCGCACCGCAACCTGAAAAACTTCGACTTGGCCGCCGGGTTCGGGCACGGGACGCTGACAGTCTTCACCCGCTCGCCGCTGCGGCTGTCGCCGGATCGGCGCCGGGCGGTGATGGTGGCGCTTGAGCGCATGGTGGGCTTATCGGCCGACCGGTTGGCCGCGCTGGCTGGCATCCTACCCGATGGTACGGTGGTTCGCACCGACGCTCCCGGCGGCGATATCGAGGGGCTGACACCGCAGCAGTCCGCCGCGGCTGCCGCGTTTCGTGCCCTGGTGGGCTGTAGCCCCTGGCCCGGCTTGACCCCGGATCGCCCGACATGGGCGACGTGGAGCGACGATCTGCGCCGGGCCTGGGTGTCGCTTCGATCCGCCGATGATGCCTTTGCCGCCGTGCACCCTCAGACACAACTTCCGAGCTTCGCTATCTGGCGGATCGTCATCGAGGGGGACCGGCCCGGCTGGTCCCGGCCGGATGGGGATGAAGACCTTGCCGCGCTGGAACGTGCGGCCCTCGCTGCCGGTCTGGAGGCACTGGCCGACCTGCGTGGTCATAATGACCACTCAGACCCTATTGCGGAGATTCCCGCAAATGAAGGGAATCAATGTGATGGAGAGGGCCTCCTCAAATCTGAGGAGACGCCGCGCCACGGGGCAGGTCTGCTGAAATCTGAGCATACCCCATCTGACCCGTGCCACGGAGAAACGGGGGTTCTTGCCGCCGTGGCAAAAATTACCCCTGAGATCCAAGGGGTAAAGGGCAAGCGGGGCGAGACTCGGCCATGACCGACACCGAACGGCGAATCGTCGTCACCCAGAATGAGCGAACCGCGCCGATCCTGTTGACGATCTACCAGGGGGCCGACCGGCTGGCGGTGGTCGCCCTGCCCCCCGATCGCGCCGTAGCGCTGGCCGCTGATCTGCTCGCCCTGGTGCGGTCGTAACTGCATTGCCGGAATGGCAACGCGGGTCGGCCGGATTTCCGGCATACGTCTATCGGAAATCCGATACACGTCGGTCGGGATCACGACCAACCCATTGCCATGATGGCAATTCCCCGGATCTGGGGAATTGATCCGTCTGAACCGGCGAACCAACCCAGTCGCCGGAATTGGTGACTGGTTCTCGCCAGAACCGGCGGAAACCTTACCTCGCCAAATCCGGCGAGGTAATGAATTCAACGGTTTATCCCTGATCGGGGAGAATCTTGCGCGCCCGTTTTGGCGAGCAAGTTTGCGTCCCCCAGGTCCGGGGCGCTCAAACGGTCCCGTAGGGGTGCGGAATCCTGCGACCCCTTTACCGCCGTGTCCGGTTAATGCCCTGGTCCTGGTCGGTGGGAAATTCCCACCCACTGCGCAAATTTGCGCAGTCTATATTTTCAGCAGGTTATCAATGTCTCGCAGCACATCGGGCAATACCCCGTTGATGGCGCGGCGCCGTGCCGCGCTTGGTCCGGCAATCCCCGTAACGGAGATACCCTGTTGAATTCCCTGGGTGCAAAAATTACACAAATATCCTTCCAAACAAATCAATTCAATCCGCACCGCTTTACCGCCAGATCGACCTGATGGTCGATGTTCTTTCTATAATTTTCGTTCACAAAATAATTAACTCTCGTCACGTTTGATCCCTGGATAACATCGATAACGTAAAGAACTATAGTTGCGTCCATTGAAATTATCTCTACTTTATCACTGTGAATTCGTGAGAATGGCGGTCTTGTCTCAGATCCAATCGAAAACGGCTCTATTGGATCAAGAGCGGGCAGAAGACAATCTACGACCCGCTCTCTTTCAGACGAAACACTCCATGTTTTAACATGGCCGGACAACCTAAGTTGCTCCGGGGTTTTGTACACCACAACACACCCATAAAGAGCGACAAGAGCGGCACAACCAAAAAAGGAAATATTTTTATTCATTTTACACCTAAAACGCAATAGACCCACTTTAATCTAAAAGGAGAAAATCAGTCAAGGCAATCGCCTTTTTTCCTGACGCCAGCCCCATAGGCACGAATGCAGAACATCCCCTCCCATCCGTGTTGCGTCCGTGTTGCACGGAACAGCCGGGAGGGATTGGTAAAGCGTTGATAATGCTTGGGAATGTTATGAGCGATGCTCATGAAGCCGCAACACGAAAAAGGCCACCCGAAGGTGGCCTAGATCGTTGATTTCACTGAGGAATTTTTGGTTGCGGGGGCAGGATTTGAACCTACGACCTTCAGGTTATGAGCCTGACGAGCTAC